TCGGCTCGGCTTTGACTTCCGGCGCGGGCTTGACCTCTGCGACCTTCTCCGCGTTGCGGGCCTTGATCTGATCGTTTGCCTTCTTGATCGCATCCATGGCCGTTGCGGCCGGCTTGTCCTCAACCGGAGCGGCGGGTTTCTCGGCAACCGGCGTCTGCGAGCCAAGCGGCGTCGAATGGGTCGCGGTTTCGGCCGGGATGGGCGCGCCAGTTCTTTCGGCAGGCGCGGGAGCGCTGCCGCCGTCTATTGCAACGTCGGTCATGGATAATCCCTGTCTGAGAGGATGCTACGAAAGCGCCGCTTTAGCCCGGCGCAGGCTGTTCACGATTTCCCCACGATCCGGCTTGACCGGAACGCGAGGCTTCAATTTCTCGTTGCCTACTTCCACGTAACCCTCGCGGCGTGTCACCGCGCGAAAGGCTCGCTTGGAGTCGTACATCTTGCCGTCCACATGCTCCAAGGCGGGCATCGTGTCGGTGATCACCATCGGAAAGGCGAGTTCCGACCGCGCAACCTCAACCGGCTTGAAACATTCGGCCGGCCACGGCTGTTCAAGGGAATGCCAGCCGCCACACGCGCGGCAATAACGCTCGCTCATGCCGGTTCCTTCTGCATTGCGGCCTTCTGCTGGAACGTCTGGTCCGCGTGCGCCATCTGCTGTTCGGCCTGCTCAGACTTGATTTGCGCCTGCTGCTCGGCGCTGCGCGCATTGAGGTCCGCCTGATGCTGACGCGCTGCCGCGTCGATCTCAGCCGCCTCGCGCTTGAACTGCATCTCGGCGGCCTTCATGTCCAATTCCATGCGCTTAAGCTGCATGTCGGCCTGATGCTTCTGATCATCGCGCGCCGCCTGAGCGTTGATAATCGCGATCTTGGCCTGTGCCTCTTCCTGCTTGGCCTGCCGCTCGATCTGGCGATCTTCCTGATCGGCTTGCAACTTGGCCTGCTCGATCTGCGCCTTTTGCTGCAACTCGGCCTGCTTCATCTGCATTTCGGTCTGCGAGCGCTTTTCCTCGGCGTCGGCCTGCTTCTGCTCGGCCTGCTGCTGCGGACTTGGCTGACCGGCCTTCTGCGCCATCTGATCGGCAAATTCCTCGATTGCGCCCTCAAGCTCACGTCCGGCGCGGAATGGCGCGACCGCGAATTTCAGCACCTCGCCGGCAAACGTCGCCGCGCCAGGCTCAACTGCAACCAACTGGCCCAACTGCTGCAACGTGCCGCCAAGCACCTGCATGAACTCGGTGCGGCGCTGTTTCTCCGCATCCTCGTCCGGTTGAATCGTGCTGTCCGTCTCGATATCCAGCACGAACGGCCGCAATTTCTGATCGCGCAACAGCTTCATGACCTGTTCGACGGTCGGAGTCTGCTGTAATTTGTCGATCTGCGCTTTCGCCTGCCCGATGATCTGCTGCCGGGCCTGATCGATCACCTGTTGCGCCTGCTCCGGGTTCTGCTGAGCCTGCTGCATCAGTTCCGGATTGGACTGTGCTTGCTGCAACTGCTGCTGGAACTGCTGTTCCGCCTGCTGCATGATCGCTGCCGTCTGCTGCTTGATATCGGCGTCGGTCGGAATCTCCATCTGCGACATGGACAACAGCGTGTCGGGGCTGAAATTTTCCGCCATAATCTCGGCGGCAATCTTGGTCAGATCGCGCGCAACCCGCACCAATTCAGCCTGTTTGTCGCGAATGCGAACCGAACCATATTGGCTCTTGAGCTGCTGCGCCGTCGCCGTCTCGCTGGCTTCCGTCGATCCGCGCATGATGTCTGACAGACCGACGATCTCGTAAACGTCGTTGATGACCTGCTTGCGAAGCTCAACCAGCGACGTGACGGCCTGCACCACGTTTTCCAGCGGCCACCAGACAACCGGCTCGCCGCTATTAGACCCGAATGCCGCCCAATTGCTGATCGGCACCAGCATCTGCCGGTCATCATTCGACTTGATGGCCGTCTCAACGGCCTCGCCAATTTCCGACACCCCCGCCGGATAGAAGCCCCTCACCTTCAGCGCATCCGCCAGCGCATGAATGCGTGACGTAAGCTGGTTCACTTCCTCAAGCTGATCGCGGTAATAGACGATATCAGGCACCGGCACCAACGAACGGCGCTGCAACGTCGCGTAGGCCGGGCGCGGGCACGGGAAAAAGCCTTCCAGTTTCAGGTGCGGATCAGCGTCATCGAGCAGGACATCAACGCCCTCGGTCACCCAAACGACGCGATTTTCGTCCTTCGACCAGATTTCCCACACCTTGGCCTTGGCCCGGTTGTCGGCCGCTCCGTTCTCCTTGTCGTCCTTCCGAACCGTGTAGGCCGCGTCCTGATAGGCCTTGCCGCTCGACTTGCTGAACCGCTTACGCATCGCGCGCTTGGTCAGATAGCCCGCCGCAGCCACCCAACCGACTTCCGGCCAATACCGCACCGGCTCGTGCAGGAAGTCCTTGCGGTCCTTGAACTCGATACAAGCGCGTTCCGTCGCTGTCTCGCTGTCAGCCTTCGTCTCGTAGCGCACCCACGCAACGCCACGCCCCGAGATGTTCAGATCGTCCCGGATCAGCTTCATCACGCTATCGATATCGGTCTGTTCGAATCCGACAACGGACGAGCGTTCCAGCATCTCCGACGCCACGCGATACAGCGGGCGCCGATCCTTAAACCTGGGCACAACAACCGGCACAGGCGGGCGGCTGTAGATCGACGGCCCGAGCACCTGAATGTTGGCCCAAAACAATTGAAACTGCCGATCCCGCGCAACGTTCGCCAGCTTGCTCAGATCGCCATAGAGCTTGTCGATGTTGTCGGCGCGGTTCTGATAGTCCTCGAACGCGACCTGAGCAGCCCTGATCTGCGCCAGCCATGCACGCGCGTTCTTCGGCTTGATCGCGGGATCAAGCTCATCATCGCCTGCTGCCGGTTCTGACAGTTCTACGTCATCGATCAAATGCGTATCCTTGTGCCCTTGCTCTCCGGCACGGGCGGAATGATGAAGCGACCGGGCGGCGGGATGATTGGTTTGGGCGGCGCAGCCTTCGGAGGCTCAATGCCGCAGTTTGCGGCAAACTCACCGAATGCATCGGCTCCATGGCTGTTTTCGTCATGAAGCGGCCCGAGATAGGTCCCCAACGCCTCATTCAATTTGCGGCTAAACCGCCTCAACCTCGACATTCCAAGCATCACCCGCTTGGTTTGGTGAAATTCGCAAATAGGGAGCAGCCGTCGCGTTGCGTTAATCCGCTCCTCTGGATTTTGCGCCGCGCCCTTGTGAATAGACCCGAACGGTATGCCCAGCGAAACGAGCGTTTGAACCCGCGTTCTCGCTCCGTTGCCCCATTCCCGCACCTTGATATCGTGAGGCACGAAATGGCGCTGATACTGGAACGGGTGTTCTCGCCCTAGTTCGACTTGAGCCGCGACCCTGTCCTGCAAATCAACCGTGTATTCCGGCAGCGCTTCCTTGAGAATGTCATCGGCACCGATGCCGCTCGATTCGTAGTAGTCGATCACTCTGGCCTTTACGCCGTCGATGACTTGGAGGAACCAAATAGCCGTATAGTCATCAACACCAAGATCCCAGCTTGTGAAAACCGGCAATTCTGGCAGATGAGGAAAGTAGCCTACACGGCCCTCACGTTCGGCAGCGGCGATCTGTTTCGAGAAGTAAGCCGCTTGAGTGATGATTTCATATCCACCACCCCATACGTGCTCTGCCATCTCGTTGTCGTTGGCGTAATCCTGATCCTTCTCATCTTTTAGAACGCTGGGGAACCATGGATTATCAAACCAATTTACCGGACAGATAATCGCATTGTTCGGCTTGTTGCCGCCTCGGAAAAACTTGTCTACGGCGTCCGTGTCGTGTCGAGGGTTCCAGCTAAACCAAAGCTCTGATCCGTCTTTGCGGATTGTCGGGCGCAACAGCCTGAGCGACTTTTCCGAAAACGTTTGCGCTTCTTCCACCCACGCGATGTCAAAATCCTCAAGGGATTTGATGTTTTCCGCGTTATATGTCTGCATCCCCTTGAAAATGATCAGCGAGCCATTGCGCCCGCGTATCTCGCTTTCCAGCACGTCGAAGAACTGGCCTAGCCCGAGTGCCTGGATTTTATCGATCAAAAGCTGTCGGACAGAATCCTTGATAGTCGCTTGCACTTCGCGAATACACGCCACGCGGGACTTTACTGCATAGCAGCGGATAATGATCTGCTCTGCGAAGAAATGCGACTTGGCCCCACCGCGCCCGCCATATGCAGCTTTGTATCGCGAGGGGTGAAGTAGCGGCGCAAGCGCCTCCGGCACCTCAACCTTTAGGACGGATGACATTGATCTGGATTGCGCCCGGCAATCCATCCTCCCCATCAGCGCCAGTTACTTGAAGCGGCAGCACCTTGCCAAGCAAGGAAGAGAACGCCTTCACATCTTCGGCCGCAACGTGCTTGAGGTAGCCAACGAGACCGTCTTTGCCCCTGCCGTCATATCCCGTGGCCTCAGCGGCCAACAAAATTGCTTCCTTGAGGGTCGCCGTCGTCTTGTTCGGAGTGCCCTTCTTGCGGCCCGTTTTGCTCCTATCGAGCCCTACTTTAGGTTTTTCCACATCGGTCCCACGCGGTCTGAGCGCGTGCTCCCTCGTTACTTGATTGTCTCTCGCAGCATCTCAATCGCCTTCTGCTGCTCAGGCGTCTTGGGCGTATCGTCCACGATCTGATACGGCAGCGCGACGAACCGATCCGGCCCGCGCGTTGCTATTGGCCCATCCTGTGGAACGCGCGCTACCACTCGCTCAACCAGTTCTGACGAGCGCGGAGCCGGTACGCCCGGCTTTCCCATCATGTGAGCAGTGCAAGCATCGATATGCTGTTGCACGGCGCTCGCGAACTGATCGGCCGGGCCTGATTGCGATAGCGGAATTTGGATCATCTCAGCACAGCCTCGGCCACTTGGAACGGCAGCACCTCTCCGAGAACCGGCTGCGGCACTTGCCAATCCTTGAACTGGTCGCGCCAGATGCCTTCGCCGGGGTAGATATCTCGCGCGGCGCGGCAAACCAGATTGCCTTCACGGTCGCGGAACTCATGGCCTTCGAGGAAGCGCGCCTTCATCCCCATCCCCTCAAAACAAAACCCCGCCTGTCGGGGCGGGGTGTGTGGTTAGACATTAGCTTGAGCACCAGCCCAAGTAATTGATGCGATTCAATTTTAGTGCGCATGCAGTGCGTTTGCACACCACCTTCGGCATCACCTGTGCGGGGCGTGGCCGGAAACAAAAGCGCCCGAGAAGCTGAGCCTCCGGGCGCAATTGCGTATCATCTATTTCGCACGGGAACTGATTTGCAGCGATCTGTCAATACCGAAAAACGTTACCAGCTTATCGAGGCCACTTTTCAACACCTTCAACGTTTCAAAATCTGCCACTGGCCTATCGAGGATGACGTGCTCTTTGACAGCGCGCGGCGCTCGATTGCCAGCCTCGCCGCACGCCTCAAATGCGCGGCGGCTTCGCTCCTTGATCTGATCCGCTTCCTCCGATGTTATTTCCCGGCCATTAGCGCCACGCTGGTTCGTTAAATCTATCGCCCGTGGGTGCGGACTCTCCGCGTCGTAAACCGCACGTAGCGCCGCCGCAAGCCGAGCATATGCCTCTCCAGCTTCCTTCTGGGCTGGCGTGATGCCACCACGTAGCATCAACCGCCCAAATTCGGATTCGGCATCGCTCATCTCGCGAAACTTCACCGGCACTGTCCGGCGATGCGGCTGAGCTGCAACTTGCGCCTTCGGATTAACGTAAGTTTGCGCCAACCGACCACTCGGCTTGCGTCGTCCTGATTTGCGCGGTCGTCCGACCATGATGGAAATTGCCCCCTTGCGAATTGATAGCCACTCCCGCGACCAACGGATGCCGGGTCGGGTCACGCTAATGCCCCATGGAGCGCAACTGCGGGACGGGCACATTGCCATGCATCACCGGATCGGCCGGCTGATATCCAGGTGGCCATTCGGTTCTGAAATACCAGCCGCCGTTCCGATCTCGCGGCGCTGATTTGCCTTGCGTTGATTGGTAGTGCCGATCCCATGCGTCTAGCTGCGGGCTTTCCGGCTTGGCGTAGTGCAGTGCCTGCAACGCCTCCGTGGCCTTCTCGGCGGTCACCGCTTCCGCAAGGTAATCATTCCATCGCTTGTCTCGCAGCCACTTCACGGCTTGCGGGATGTACGGCGTGCCGATCTTCCCGGCCTCGACGACCCGGCAGCGTTTGACGCCAGCGATGATCCGTTGCGAGTCTGTGCCGGACTTCACCGCCGCTCGAAAGAGCTTCGCAGCGGGTTCTTTCGGATTTGCCCCATCACGTCTTGGGTAGTTCTCCCAAAATTCCTCGAACTCGTCATCGCGGCGTGGCGCGCTAGCGACCGCCGAAGATTCTGTCTCTTCTCTTTCTCTCCTCTTCTCTTCTCTAGGTACGTTTTCGTACGCCTCCGTACAATCTTGTACGCTTCTGTACGCTTCCGTACACTCATCTAAATCGGCTGTGTCCAGACGTACAGTATCGACGCGGACGGGGGCTTTGACCGCGCCAGGTAGTACGACGAAAAATCCAGCCTTGATCAACGGGTCAAGACCACTAGAAAGCTCTTCTTTCGTGACGCGGATGCGGAATGCGATCTCATCAAGCGACGCATCAATAATGCCTTCCGCGTACTCACTCGCCAAAACCCACAACAATGGCGCAACCGCCTTCGCCCCGAGTGGCAAGCGCGAAAACTCAAAATCGTTCAGGATGTCTCGGTGCAGCTTAATCCACTGCGGAGAACGATCTTTGTATTGCTGGAATGACTGCCAATTCTTCGGCTGCAAGATCATTATGCAACCTCCTGAACAGCTTCATTGCCCCATGCATCCCAACCGTCGCGCGGCGGGCCACGGCGGTTTAATTCGATCTTGGGGAGGTTCGGATACAGGCGCTCGATAGCTTCCAGAAAACATTCAGGCTTTGCAGAGTGCTCGCCACGTGGAGCGTCAATCACGCTGGCGTCGTTCTGTCCTGGTGCCGGTGCGGGGATATCGCCGCGAACGCCAACCAACAGCAATTCGTGCAGATTCCGAAACCAATAACCTGTCCCGAGACGATCCTTCTTCCAGATCTGATGCGAACGATAATCAAACCCCCACGCATCCATTACCAACAGCGCGTGTGGGAGCATCGGAGCGGTCGCCCAAAGAAATAGAACACAGTCATTCGCCGCAATCGACCCCACGTCGCGGGCGGCGATTACTTCGGTGCAACTGGTCGGATAATGGTTGTCCGCAGCGCGGTCCATGCCGGTTTGTCGCGACCACGGTTCAAAGCGCCATTCAGGATCGGCTACAATTACGCCATACCGCTTCGCCGGCAAGGCCGATTGCTTCGCTCCGAGTTCGGCCTCGCGATCTGCACGGCGTTGAACCTTATCGTCAATATTAACGACGCTTTTGACTGCGCGCGTGACCGCCTCGCGAGCCTCAACTACCTTAGCCTCGAATTGCTCATCGGACATTGCGCCAAGCGTGCGCGCTTGGTGGGCAAGGTTCTTATCTATTCCTTGCTCAGATAGTGTTGGCTTAACTTGGGTTTTTTCATAACCCAAGTCTGTTCTGCGACCTTGCGCTAGGCCAATGGTTTCTTTTTGCGCGATGCGGAGTTGATCCAAGCGCCTCGTTGCGCGCATCCTGATTTCAATGGCATCTGCTTCAAGGTCTTTGTTTTTGGCCTGACGGGCATAGGCGGCCATTGCGACCGCCTTGTCCCGAATGTCTTTCACTTCATCAACGGCTTTTGCTTCCGCAATCGCCCGACATGCATGATCGTACCGCGCAAGCGCCGTCATTCCTGCCCCCGTTGTTCCCAATCGTCGATTTCTGCAAGCGTCTGATCGATCAGATCGCGGAGCGCGCGCAACGTATCTTTGGTTTTCAATGCGGCGCGGCCGGACACGTAGTACGGACCAGGGGGCGGTAATTCAGATGCCGGCGCAGCCGTGATATGCTCGCCCTTCTTTCCGGTGTTAATCTCTGAAATGCGGCCACCGTTGCTGCCGCCGAAATACGCCGCGATGTGCGATTGCACATCCCCGCGCGCGATCATGCCCTTGATGATTGCAATTTCGTGATCTGTGAATGCCATTATACTATTCCCAATGCTGATAGGTATGTTTCAACGAGGGCGTCGTGCTCGGCCAATTTCTGAGCATCAGCCCGTTGACGTTTTACCACAGCACGGAGGGCTTTCACGTCGAAGCCGGCGGACTTCGCCTCTTGGTAAACTTCCTTGATATCGTCACTGATCTCCTTGCGCTGATCTTCAAGGTTGTTGATGCGCTCGGTGAGTGATCGAAGCTGGTTATGACCGGCCTTCGGTGTTTCCATGGTTGCGTATTCCTTGCTTGTTGAAACTGACAGGCTGGCCGGTACGCCGGTCTACTAATCCGCCGCCTATCTTCATCTTAAAACGCTTGCTGTCGTAGAAGCCGCGCGAGGGCTTCCGTTCATGAAGAACTAGTTTTTTCCTGACGCGGGCCACCTTGGCCTTGATCTTCACGTCGATTGCCGTCTTTGCTCCATGGCACTCATGGCAAAGCAATTGCAGATTGGATTCGCGGTGCTCTCCCCCAAGGATCAGCGGCGTTGCATGATCGAACTCGGCACGGAGTGAACCGCCGACCTTGCGAGTGCATTTCACGCAACAATCGCTTGAACGCTGGGCAATGCGATCCTTGACGCGCGCCGGGATTGCCGCGTCATCCGTCTTGCCAATCCATTCTGGAACGGCGCGGCTCATGCGGCCTTCCCCTTCGCCATCTGGCGCAACGTCACCGCAGCGGCTTCCAGTGCCGGCAAACGATCCTCCGCGATATGCAGATCCATTTCGCTGCGGCGCTTGGCTGCTACGAGATTCCGTAGATTATCGACATGGCCTCGCAGATTGGCTGCGGCTGTCTCTACTGCGGTTACTTGCTGATCGAGGGTGATCATGCAGCGGTCCTCCCGTCACACAAAGCCGGGTCTGTCCACACAACGCCGTGCCGATCTCCGTATTCCTGGATGCACTCAATCAGGTCGATCATCTGTTTGACGGTTAGACGCGACGAACGGAATCCAAGCGGGAACGGTCCTGATCCATCGAGCCCCTCGCAAAATTTCACCTGATGCCCGAGGCAATGCATGAATGCGCATTTCCATGTTTCAGGCGTCCAGTGCCGACCTTCCGGTTTCGAGCGGGACACGTCAGACAGCATGGCCCACATCTTGGCGTTCTGGTCCGTGCTGCGGGTTGCTTCACGGATGGTAACGACGGCATCCATGGGCGCGCGATCGATCATCGTCTTTGCGAATGACCGTTGCGATGCGCCTTTGATGATGACCGTTTGGCTCATGGCTGGATCACCACGGGATTTCGTCGTTCATGTCCGCGTTCTTAGAGGTATCTGGCGCGGCAGACCGACGCGGCTGACTATCCCCGCCAGCCGAGCGGCCCGGGCCATCCAGCATCGTCAAGGTCGCGTTGAAGCCTTGGAGAACGATCTCCGTCGCGTATTTCTCAGCGCCGCTTTGATCGGTCCACTTGCGGGTTTGCAATTGGCCTTCGATGTAGACCTTTGCTCCTTTTTTGAGATACTGCTCCGCAACTCGGCACAGACCCTCGCTGAAAACGACTACGCGGTGCCACTCGGTGCGCTCCTTGCGCTCACCTGAATTTTTGTCGCGCCAAGTTTCTGATGTGGCGATGCGAAGATTAACGACAGGCGCACCGTTCTGTGTCCGCTTGATTTCTGGATCGGCACCAAGATTGCCTACCAAGATCACCTTATTGACCGATCCACTCATGCCGCTTTCTTTCCTTCAAGGGCTTCGAGGCGCGTTTTCATGAACGCCATCAGGTTGTCCAAATCCGTCTTGCTGATTTCGAAGTCGCGGCGGGCTTTCTTTTGCTCATTTGAGCCCCACCATTCGCGCAGCCGCTGCGGATCATTGGCGGCTCGGATAAACTCGCGGGTGCTGGCAATGAACTGCGCATAGCTTTCGTCCTGTTCGTCGGCCACGCTGGATTGCGTCTTGTCGTAGAGCGCCAGCCCGAACTTGTTGCCGAACGTCATGAAGGCACGCTTCATGGCGTCTGTTTCGGCTTCCTTGATCGCGCTCTCGTGAGCTTGGCCTAGATCGCGGTCGATACCATGTCCGGCGCCGCAACCTTCCCGCGCCACGCCGTCAACGATCACCCGGACCTTGCAGATGTAGGTGACGCCAAAGCCAGGGTCTTTCCGTTGCCCAATCTCACGAGGGCTTTCTGACACGCATTTGATATCGAGAGTTTCACGCGTCCACTTGTCGAATCCAAAGATGCGGTTGGCCTCGGCAATGACGTGCCAACCTTCAACGTAGCTGACAGTCGCGCCGCCCTGCTTGCGTTCTTTGACCGCGCCGCGCGACAACGGGCCGTCCAATTCCTTGACTTGATCCGGCTCGAACATCACAGCACCCTTTCCGTGGTAGCCGACACACCATCCGGCAGTGCGCCGTGCTGCTTGCGGTACTCCCGCGCCGCAGACAGGATGGCTTCCTCGATCTTCGGATGCGGGCCGATGGCTTTCAGCGCCTTGCCGTAGCTATCCAGATGCAGGGTTTCGACCGTGCGAAGCGATGCTGCTTTGCCGAATCCGCCGCCCAGCTTGACCTTGGCGTCACGCTCGGCGCGCGCCGCGAACCGGGATGCTTTCTCGAACTCGGCAAAGGATTCGTCGGCTTCCGTCGTCGCGGCGACCACATCAACATCAACCTCGCCGGCCTTGGCATTCTCGATGGCCTCGCGCTCCTTGGCTTCGGCTTCGCGTGCCAGCCGCTCAGCTTCCGCCGCCTTGGCCGCTGCGGCTTCCGCTTCCTTGCGGCGCTTTTCTTCTTCGGCAATCAGGAACGCGGAGACGCGGGCTTTCAACTCGATGAATACCCGATCATAAGTGCCCGGCTTCTTCTTGTCGGTATTGTGCAGCGTCTTGTAGTCGCGGTTGATAGCGTCCACCTGCTCATTCAGCGGGCGGACCAACTTATCGCGCTCGGCCTCGATCTCATCCAGCGCGGCCTTGGCGCGGTCGCAGAGCAACTTCGCCTCTCCGGCCTGCTCTCCGGTTTCAATAACCGGGTTGGCCTTCATCCACTCCGACATTGCGTCGATTGTGGTAAGCGCCAGGTCGATAGCTGATGGCGGCTGGTTGTGCCCGACGATTGCAAGATTGCTCACGACACACCTCCCAAATCATCCAGAATGCGGGACAGGCGGTCACGGCAAAGCTCGATATCGGCAATCGCCATTGCGTCTTGAAGCGAGCGCCGCGCCTCATTTGACCGGCGCAGCCCGTCGATATCCCCGACAGCCGAGCACAGGTTATGAATGGCGTGATCCGCCTTGAACTCAGTCGTTTCCATTGGATCTAGAACTTCGGTACTCATTTCACTCGCCTCCGATTGTTTTGATGTCCCACAACGCTGCTTTGCCCTTCCCCTTCCTGATAAGCAGGAAGGTCATCGGGAATTGTTCTGCCGCCACTTTGATTTTCACGTTTGCGTCGTCCATCATGAAGCCCTTGACCTCATGGCATTGAAGCTCGCCAGTGGAACGCATCACCGCAAAGTCCGGCGAATAGAATGTCTTGTCAGCAAGGCGCAGTTTGATGCCCTCGAACCGATACCAAAGCACATCGCCGCGCTGCTTAAGACGTTCAAGATTGTCGGCCCATGCAGCCTCAGTCTTGTTCATTTGACCGGCCTTGAGCCGCCCAAGCGCCTTGATATCGAAGCGAAGCCGCGTCATACCGACATCCTTCCCTCTTTCTTCACCTGACGGCTGACAAGCGGTTTGAGCGCGGCAATCAATTCCTCGCGGCGGATGGAGCGCGGCGGCTCTACAGCTATCAGCGCGCGAAGGTGCGCGATCTTGTGCGGCAGAGACAAGCGCGCAATGCGATGGAGAACCTGGGCGATGGATGGCTTGTTCATTCTGGCACCGCGAACCTTGCTGATAGCTCGTCAACGTCGGCCTGCAATTGGGCATTGCCGGATTCCAGCAATCGCTCGATTTTTTGGAATGCGTGGACTGCCGTTGAATGGTCCCGGCCACCGATGAACTTGCCAATCTGCGGATATGAAAGCTTCGTCAGTTTCTTTGCGAGATAGGTGACGATCATGCGCGGGCGAACGACCTTGTGATCCCGCCGACCCGATCTCAGGTCCATTGGCGTGACACCGTAGAAGGTAGCGACAACGCGAATAATGTTGTCCATCGTCGGAAGCGGCTTATCGTCAACCATTCGAAACCACAGCGGGCTTGATGGGACTGCCGGCGGCTTCTTGGGCTCTCGCTTCTTCCAGCCTTTCGGCGGCTGCATGTCGTAGCTGTGATGGCTCTTGAGCAATTCGAGCAATCTGTCTGTGCCGTTCCTAATCGCCGTAGTCGCGAGATGGTCGGCATGATCAACATCGAACTTGAAATGCGCGTTCATCACTTACTCCTTACTCGTTCCAAAGCCTTGCGTTCGCGCCTCAGCCGCCACCATTCTTTCAACAGGCGTAGTAGCCGCATCAATTTCCCTCTTGAGCGCTAGGATTGCTGCACGCTCCGTCTCGATCTCTTGTTCAACGCGGGCACATACTTTGTTGTAGTGGCTGATCAGATTCCAACCGACCGACCACCTCGGCTCTTTCGCTTCCGAGCCGTTGATGAATTTTCTGATCCACTCGGCAGACGTGCCAACGGTCTGCGCGACTTGCGCGTATGCAGCCATCCGAGAGCCGGTCTGACGTTCTGCACGTTCGACCAGCGCATTCGCTGCTGATCTCGTAAGTGCCATCGTTGATGCTGCGTTACTCATTGGCGATTTTTCACCACTCTTTGGTTCCACTTGAACAATCCCTTCATGCACAGTTGCGACATGAAGGACGCGACGAATGACAACGACACTTGGCAGATACTCGCGGCGGCAACCGCGCGTCTGCTATCCAAAGACAAGCGCTTTGATGACGGCGGCACCGACACCAAGCGCGATAGCGAACAGAGCAAGAGCGAGAACCGGCGCGATGTCGCGTAGGAACTGGATGAAAGGATGCACGGTCGTTTCTTCGACCCGAGACCGCGCGACCGGGCCAACAGCCGTGGAGGATACGGCACGAAGCTGAACTGGATTAGGATTGCGTGGAAATATTACCCCACCACGCAGAGCGGACGGCTGATCGCTTGTGCCCCCGAGGGTCGGCCGTCCGCGCATGTTTTGAAACTGGATCAGCATGGCTGAGATTCCTGCTGTAGGGATGCAAGGAAATCAGATGCGGGCTGGTCGGAACGCCGGTTGTTGCATCCGTAGCAGGCCAGCACGAGATTATCTTCGGTGCTTCCGCCGCCAGCCGAACGTGGAATGATATGGTCCATCGTCGCAGCGCGCGCATCAGGCCAACGTGTACCGAGTGTTTTGACCGTGTGGAGGTTGACGCGAACCCCGCAGTAGAAACACCGGCCCTGCTCTCGCGTATGAAGACGGAGCAACTTGTTCAGCTTCTTCTGTGCTGCTGTGGTCATGTGATAAAAAACGCCAGCGCTGGCCGGCGAGTTGGCGCGTGGTGTTGGGACTGAGTTTTCACGCGCAAGGGAGAGGATGGAGGCCATCACATCGTCCCCTTGATTGGAGTGAACGACGTGCGGAAGCCGAGATCATGAAGCGCGTCAAAGAACGCCTGCTCACGATGCTTTTCAGCAGAAAGGATACCTTGCTCGTTTGTCGCAAGGCGCTTGCGGAACGCGCGATAGATTGCCTTAGCCTTCGGCGTGTCTGTCCGCCGACAGACCTCAATGCACATATCGACGTTCAGGCAGGTATCCCCGACTTCATCGAAGTACTTAGCCTTCGGCGTCAGATCGGTGGGCGGCGAAATGTTGGTGAGGCTCATCCCCGCCTCCACGTCATCATCGCCCAGACAAAGACGATCAGCAGGATGGCAATGCCAATGGTGGAGAGAGCGTCGGCGGTCATGATGCGGCTCGCTGGTTCGAGGCATCACGCGCGAGACTGTTCAGCAGTTTCAGCGCCGGGCCGCGTGGCGTCTGTCCGTTCTCCCAGTTGGAGACCGTGCTTTGATCCACGCCGACAGCTTCACCGAGCTGCTCTTGGGTGAGGCCGAGTTTCGCCCTAAGGGATTTGATGTCGATTGCGTCCTGCATTTCGCGATTATGAGAAAGTCATAGTTCGATGTCAATGACTTTCTCATAATTGATTATGGCAAACTCAGAGAATGGAATTGCATGAGCGATTGAAGAAGGCGCGCGAACACGCGAAGTTCGAAACGGTGACCGAGGCCGCCGAGGCTCTTGGTGTGCCCTATCCGACCTATGCCGGTCATGAGAACGGCACGTCCGGATTCCGCCGCGATAGCGCGACCCTTTATGCTCGCCGTTTTGGCGTTTCGCTCGATTGGTTGTTAGCCGAAAAGGGTCCTATGACCGGCGCGGCCCAGGATGCTCGCGAGGCAGAATATCTTGCGCTTTTTCGGGCTGCTTCTGAACCGCTTCGGGCATCGGTTTTAACAATTTTGAGGGAGAATTCTTCAAAACAGCCAAAGCCTTGACGCGGCTGCCCTCGTCCGCGCGCCGCCAAGCTCTCAACGCGGCCGCCTGAATCTCATCCATATCCGCCCCGCGATCAATAATGTTCTCTGTTCGTTCATGCAATCAGAACGTAGTTAGAAATTCAAGGATCAGAATCCTAAAATTAAAGAAACTCCCAAAATATATGTTTCGAAGATCGTGAAGATAAAATTCAAGTTCGCAAATGGTGCCCGCTATGAGGATTAAAGCGGCTGTAGCGATTGCGGCGTTCATGCTGTTATCTGGATGCTACGCTGATCAGCAACAGGCGCTCGGCAAGTGCATGCTACAGGCTACCAACAAATACCCGTCCGATGATTGGTCTGTCGCGGGTCGTAAACAGGGATACACGACGCTTTGCATGCAGGCCGAAGGGTACGATTTGAAACGCTGGCAGAACGGTTGCCCGGAACATTTTCGCATATCCGACGGCCCGACCATTGCGTCGTGCTATGCGCCATTCGGGACCGTCTCGGCATGGCTCACCAAACTGCAAATAGCTGCTGATTTATAGGCGGACCGCCATAGGGATTAGAGCGGGAATGGAGGGGTAATGTCCAAAGTGTACGAAGTGGCGGTGATTATAGAGGATGCCAACGGTCACAAAGAGACTCGCCTTTTGGATGCGATTGAAGGCGAAGGCTTTTTCTGGCTCGTCCCACAATGGATCGAAGATATAGCCGGGCAACGGCGCAAACCAGCCCGAGTGATACGGCTGGACGGTCTAAAGCCTCTCCCGCGAGGACCGCAGGATGACTGCGATTTTTTCGTACCGCAGATATTGTCCACAGGGTTGCTTTACGGCGATCCTTCACCCGCAGAA